TGGAAAGACGCTTCTCTGACGGTTCAGCTTCCGATAAGTGGAATTCAGAGATTCAATGGCATTTGTTGTATAAATGACAATTCTTTGGATAATGAATTTAATCTTTATTCCTTCATGCCTCGAATGTATTCGTTTTATACCAACATCAAAGCGGATTATCTTATTGCCAGCCATGTTGTGATCGATAGTTTTGTCTTTCTCATCCATACTTCTCCAAATGGAGACGCAAAATGTGATTTCCTTTGCTGTTCAACATTTGCCAAGGGTGACCGTGATTATGAACAAAATCAAAAGAAACGCACTTTACTCAAAAAAGAGCGCATACATATTCCATCCAATATAACTACTGTTTTACTCAACAAATTAGATAATGAATCCTCATAGGGAACATTTCACTAAGCAACGCTTGAAAATGTTCCCTATTTATATGAATAAAATTCCTCTCGCATCGTACACACTCTCTGTATTCATATTTCCACAACGAATTGCTCTGTCCAATCCTATAATCGTTGCAATGGCACCGTCAATCTTCTCTGTGGATTTTTCTTTGTCTGCCTTGATATTTCCTGCTGGGTCTGTTCGAATAAAAATATTATCCATCATCCATCGAAGCACCGGATGTCCTCCATGAGCTAATTTCTGCTCCAGTGTAAGCTTCATCAGTTCCTTTGTCGGTGGACTCATATCTTTAAATCCCTGTCCAAATGGAACAACTGTAAATTCCATCCCTTCAAGGTTCTGCACCATCTGTACTGCTCCCCAACGGTCAAATGCAATCTCACGGATGTTAAATCGTTCTCCCAATTGTTCAATAAATTTTTCAATGTATCCGTAATGAACTACATTTCCTTCTGTAGTCTGTAAAAACCCTTGCCTCTCCCAGATATCATATGGAACATGGTCTCTTCGGACTCGAAGTTCCAAGGTATCTTCCGGAATCCAGAAATATGGTAGAATGGCAAACTTATCATCCTCATCCATCGGTGGAAACACCAACACAAAAGCCGTGATGTCTGTGGTAGATGATAAATCCAAACCACCATAACATACACGGCCTTCTAAATCATCTTCATTTACATGAAAATTGCAGGCATCCCATTTATCCATCGGCATCCAGCGAACTGCCTGTTTGACCCATTGGTTCAGTCGAAGCTGTCTGAACGCATTCTCTTCTCCCGGATTCTGCTTGGCAGAATCACAGGCTGCTTGAACCTTGTCAATACTTACTGTAATTCCTAAAGATGGATTTGCTTTCTTCCATACTTTCGGATCTGTCCAATCATCCGTTTCCTCTGCACCATAAATCACAGGATAAAATGTCGGGTCTATTTTTCTTCCCTCAATGATATCTTTTGCTTTCTGGTGTGTCTCATAGCAGATACTGTTTGTATCTGTACCTGCTGTTGTTATCAGAAAATACAAAGGCTGTGTCCTGGCATCTCCAGAACCCTTGGTCATTACATCAAATAATTTCCTGTTCGGTTGTGTATGCAGCTCATCAAATACAACTCCATGAATATTGAATCCATGCTTAGAATAAGCCTCTGCCGACAACACCTGATAAAAACTGTTGGTTGACTGGTATACAATCCTTTTCTGGGAAGCGAGAATCTTCACTCTCTTATTCAGCGCCGGACACATCCTTACCATGTCCGCCGCAACCTCAAATACAATAGATGCCTGCTGCCTGTCTGCAGCACAGCCATAAACTTCACCTCTCTCTTCTCCATCTCCACAAGTCAGAAGCAGTGCCACTGCAGCCGCAAGTTCCGATTTTCCCAATATCCCGAATAATCTGCTCCTGCCAGTCAATCAGTTCAAATGGCTTTCCTGCCCATGTTCCCTTGGTGTGACACAGACATTCAATAAAGGAAACTGCATAGTCCGCCAGTTCCTTGTTATAAACGGAATCCTTCGCCTTGAATTTGGTCGGCTTGTACTTCTTTAATTTTCTCAAATGATCACCTCCAAGGCATAAAAAATGACCTGCCATCTGGCAAGCCGTACTATTTCTTCTACGAGAGAAAGAGCCATCGGCTCAATCTCAATGCTATTTAAATTTACTTATTTTCCCCATTCTTAAATGCAGAGGACCCAGTAAGATTTTTAAGCAAAATCTTCCGCTCCACTTTGTACTCTTCTCCGATGAAGCCAAGTCGGAGAAGAAAACACCGGAATGCATATTTTTCGTTCTCCACTTCTCTTTCCTGTACGCTGATCCGCTTTTGATTACATGCCATCTCACAGAGTGCGTGGACAAAATGTAGATACGCATTAGCTGCATCCGCATCCTCTATCATCTTTTTGAACCAAGGAAATGTAACTCTACACTTCCAATTTTAAAGTTATCAATCGTAGTAAAAACTTGGGCGCGTTACTACCAACCTGCTTTCGAAATAACTATTTGATTAACAAGATTATTTTGTAATTTTACATAATATACAAATGCATTCGCTACTTCAAGCAGTACAGGATTTGCTTTTTCTTTTAATGGCAATCCAACTGAGAACTCAATATCATACTGTTCTGATGAAGATGTAGTTACACTCGAATAAAACGCTTTTTCGGCCAAATGGACATATTCCGAAAAATTTCTATACACTAAATCTAATTTAGCATCATATTCCGCTAATCTTTGTCGCAAAATATAGTCCTTCATTTTATTTCCACGATTATCTTTCATATCACTAATTTTCTTTCCAACAAAGAATCCGTCAATAAAATCTGTCTGACTTTCTGCAATAAAGGCCGCGAAAATCCGCATACAATTATCTATCTGCGAACGTACAAAATCCCTCCACAAGCTAAGTTTCTATTTTTTATCATCTCAGAAATTCCATCTAATAAAACAACGCTTCGATCCATAGCAGAAGTAAAAAAGAAATCCTCCTTATAAAGTGTATCTCCAATAATTGCCTTACTCAATTCGATTATTCTTTTTCGTAATTCATTCAAAACCTGTAATCTACCATCCAGTTCATCTAAATATTTTTCATTATTCATAAATATATTTTCTCCAAAGTCATACACATCTCTTGCCTTACAAATATGTATACTTTATTTTGCTTGAAACAAAAGTTTTAGAAAAAGGTAGCGTTTTGTCTTTTTAACTTAGGGAAGCGCAATTCAACTCCCCTATAATTATATTTCCTCAAAATCAATAAGCTGCGAAATATTATCAATTTCCAATGCTTCTGCTATCTTAGATAAATGTTCAAAGTTAATTACCGTTCGTGTGCCGCGAACAATATCGCTTATCGTAGATTCTCTAATGCCAGATATTTGTGCAAGCTTTTTCTGTGTAATATTTCGTTCTTCCAACAATTCTTTAACTTTAAGTTTTACTTTATAATTTTTCTTTTTCATATTATGGCATATTCCTTAACATTATAGTCATATATGCAAGATCCCAAATATTTGAATCTTTACCAACCGCATTAGGATTATCTCCGATTGATGCTGCAAAATTCATAATTTTATTAACGAGATCTTCTTTGTTATTATCCCATACATCAATCGGTCCAACTCCATTTTTCCACTCATATTTCCCTGTAACTTTATTTTTTACAAGAAGTGAACGAAACGCTGCCACTACAGGATATAACAAACCATCCGGTACCTTATACTGCATTTTATTTAAGCCAAATTTGCTTTTTGCTACAATTTTCCCATCTTTGTAACCAGCATATTTTTTTCTTCCATAACGACCGCCACCAGCATTATAAGCATCAGCAAATTCCATTTCAACTGCATCATAAAGATCAAAAATATCCGGCATAATATTTACATATTCTCTATACTCTTCGGGATTTTTAAGGTACATATCCAACATTTTTGCTTTTGATGAATATGCTTGGGTAGGATGATGAAGCGCATCATATAAGCTAATATTAAACATACTTATAATTGCAACAATTTCACGAGCATCAATCATTTTATTTTTCTTACCTGTTTCATCATCTACGGAAATCTGATTCTGCTTAAATGCAATTCTCTTAAAAAATGGCATTCCTTCTAATCCTTCTTTAATAGGATCAAATTTTTCTGCTAATTCAGCCATTGATTTAGCATCTACCTGAACAGACGTATTTCGAGCCTCAGCTAAATTCTCTATAATATCTTCCACTCCTGTCATTACTTCAAACTGCACATACTGTTCTAAATTTTCACCTTTATGTTCGCAGACTATTTTGTATGTATGTCCACCATCAATATTCCCATGGCTCAGTTCATCCGAAAAAATAATCGTTGCAATTTTCTCTTTATTATTGTAATGAACACTCTCTGCAGAAAGAACAATACCTCTGTTCTTTAAATGAAAATATCCATCGTTGCTTAATAAGGACTCTTTAATCGCAGTCGCAACACCTGACGTTAATTTCTGATCCCTCGGATTTGTTGCCATTGGAATTCCTTCTGCCACATCATCTACTTTAACATAAAATACATATTTCTTAGCCGCTCCATTTTCAAAAGGATCTTCCAATTTTCTAAATGTATTTTCCCGTACTTTCATAGTTTTTTTAATCATAAGTGTCCTCCATTTTGTGCTTAGACCCAGAGATCTAACATCCGTTATCGCAATAACATAATAACGATATTGCGTTATTTTGCTTATTACGAAAATATCAATCATAAAAACTATGTTACAATACATCACTTTTTTGTCGCACTTATTTTTTCTGTATCTTCTTTATCTGAATTTCCAAGTTGATATATTCATAAAATTTTCACACCCGGACTTTAGCTCGTCGCTGTGCAAATAAACATCCACCCGCCTAGCGGGTGGTTTTTCATTTTCGGGCATAGCCCTAATATTACTAGCCACGCACAAGTGCGTCTTTTATTGGCCTGCCAGCCACGCGCAGGATTACTTGCTACCCGTAAACGGGTCTCGCGGATCGAATAGACTAATCTGATCCATTTCCTTATCTTGTTTTAGCTGGTTGGCTATGTAACTTTTTATTGCTGCCGTGTTCTTCCCTACTGTATCAACATAGTATCCCTTACACCAAAACTCGCGGTTTCGGTATGCAAATTTCATATTTCCGAATCTCTGAAATATCATTAGGCTACTCTTTCCTTTTAAGTATCCCATGAATCCCGAAACGCTCATTTTGGGCGGGATACTCAGAAGTAAATGAATATGATCCGGACATACTTCTCCTTCGATGATTTCAACACCTTTCCATTGGCACAGTGTTCGGATTATTTCACGAATTGCTTCTTTCTTTTCGTTATAAAATACTTTCCTTCGATATTTAGGTGCAAACACTACATGATATTTGCAATTCCATTTTGTATGTGCTAAGCTTTTTACGTCTGTATTTTGTTCTGACATTATACGGTCCTCCTAATGTGTTTTTATTTACGTAACTGGCAGGTCACGTTTTTATTATACACATTAGGAGTTTTTATTTCTGAATACACCGCTAAAGCTTTCACGGAACCACGCGACTATCGCGTGGTTTTCTTGATACAATAAAGAACCTTGCAAGCGCAAGGCCCTGTAAAAGCGTTTTCTTTCAGCTCCAAAGAGCCTATTCGGTTTGAGGTTATCGCATAACCCAAGGTCGGGCTCCACAATGGGCTGCATACCGACACAGTCAATTGCTTCATAGCCAACGATAGCTGATCTCGTCGCTATCCTCTATAAACATTATAGCACAAAAGTGATTCAAGTCAATAACTTGAATTTTTTCCGTGGACGCGTCTGATGACGTGTCTAATATATTATATGGAATGATCTTAAAAAATGTCAATGAAAAATTTGGAAATAAAAAGGAGCGTGAATGCTATGGGAATATTAAAAGGAATTTTCAAATCAAGAGATAAGCCAAAGAATGCAACATCGGGCAGTGCATACCGATTCTTTATCGGTGGTAGTTCCATTGGTAAGAATGTCAATGAGCGTTCTGCTATGCAGATGACGGCGGTGTATTCCTGTGTGCGCATTTTGTCAGAGGCGGTGGCAAGCCTTCCACTTCATGTGTACAAATATAACTCAGAGGGTGGAAAGGGAGAGATTATTGCATTGTATCCCCTGATGCCAAACCGAATGACGGTGGACAGGGATGATAAGGGACAGCTTTATTATCAGTATAACACCAGCAAGGATGATGCACCGACCATGAAAGGAAGTATGGTGAATCTGAAACCTTCGGATGTGCTTCATATTCCCGGTCTGGGATTTGACGGACTGGTAGGATATTCTCCGATTGCCATGGCGAAGAATGCCATTGGTATGGCCATTGCCTGCGAAGAGTATGGTGCCAAGTTCTTTGCAAATGGTGCCACGCCGGGCGGTATTCTGGAGGATCCGGGAACCGTAAAGGATCCACAGAGGGGCAGAGACAGTTGGACTTCCGCTTTTGGCGGCAGCTCCAATTTCAATAAGGTAGCAGTTCTGGAAGAGGGAATGAAGTACACACCAATTTCCATTAGTCCGGAACAGGCCCAGTTTTTGGAAACAAGAAAATTTCAGATAAACGAGATAGCTCGAAGCAAGCAAAAGTCAGGCTGGTTACACGGCAGAAGTTAGAGCGATTGTAACTAAGTACGGAGCAAGCCGTCTGAGCGACATTGATCCAAAAGACTTTGCAGCAGTATTAAAAGATGCGGAGGCGATTGAAAATGAGTAAACAGAAGGTGAATTGTGCCAAAGGCACAAGAGAGGCTGACCTGGGCCATGCAGTATTATCCGCTTCTGGTTCGCACAGATGGTTGAACTGCACACCATCTGCAAGACTGGAGTTAGAGTTTGAAAACACCACATCGGAAGCGGCAAGGGAAGGAACTGCGGCACATGCTCTATGTGAGCATAAGCTGAAGAAGTTCTTAAAGAAGCGAAGCAAGCGTCCTGTTTCTGATTACAACTCAGATGAAATGGAAGAATGCACCGATGCTTATGCGGAATTTGTCATGGAGCAATACGAAGAAGCAAAAAAGTCCTGCAAAGATCCGGTGATTCTCATTGAGCAGAAACTTGATTTTTCCTGTTATGTGCCGGAGGGATTTGGAACAGGGGACTGCATCATCATTTCCGATGACAAGCTTCATATCATTGATTTCAAATATGGACAAGGCATATTTGTCGAAGCGGAACACAACCCTTAGATGATGCTATATGCACTTGGAACATTAGAAATCTACGATGCCCTTTACGATATCAAAGAAGTTTCTATGACTATCTTTTAGCCAAGAAGGGAAAATGTCAGTACATGGACTATTCCGATTGAGGAACTGAAAGTTTGGGCAGAGGAAGAACTGAAGCCGAAGGCACAGATGGCCTACGATGGCGATGGTGAGTATCTCCCAGGAGAATGGTGTACCTTCTGCAAGGTATCAGTAAAATGCAGAGCAAGAGCAGAGGAAAAAATGAAGTTGGCAAGACTGGAATTTAAGATGCCGCCACTTCTGACAGATGCGGAGATTGAAGAAGTACTGGATGTTTTGCCAGATCTGACCAAGTGGGCAAATGAAATCACAGCTTATGCAACGGAGGCTGCCATTCATCATGGAAAAGAGTGGAATGGATTTAAAGTAGTTGAAGGCCGTTCCAATCGCAAGTACCGTGATGAACTTCTGGTTGCAGAAGCAGCAAGGGAACATGGTTACACAGATATTTACCGTCAAACGTTAATTCCTATGACAGAGATGCAGAAACTGATGGGAAAATCTGCTTTTGAGGAAATTCTCGGTGACCTCATTTATAAACCACCGGGCAAGCCGATACTGGTACCAAATACAGACAAGCGTCCGGCTATGAACGTAACAAACGCAGAAAACGAATTTGATAAAATTATGGAGGATTAGTATTATGGCAAACATGAACAGAACAAAAGTTATCACCGGTATCAACACAAAACTTTCTTATTTCCACGGTTGGGAGCCTGTTTCCATCAATGGGGGAGCTGAAAAGTATTCTGTATCTGTACTTATTCCAAAGGACGATACAGAAACCGTAAATGCAGTCAATAAAGCAATCGATGCTGCGATTGAGGAAGGGTGTTGCAAAATTCGGCGGTAAGAAGCCTAATAAGGCTGCAATCAAGCTTCCACTTCGCGATGGTGATATCGAGCGTGACGATGAGGCTTACAAAGGACATTACTTCATCAATGCGAACAGCACAACAGCACCGCAGATTGTCGATCGTGCAGTAAAACCTATCTTGGACAGAAGTGAAGTATATTCCGGATGCTATGCAAGAGTATCTCTTAACTTCTATGCATTTAACTCAAATGGAAATAAGGGGATTGCCTGCGGTCTTGGAAATATTCAGAAGATTAGAGATGGTGAGTCTCTCGGTGGCAAGACCACTGCAGCAGATGACTTCGGAGCAGTAGTGGATGACGATTTCTTAGCATAGGGAGGGCGAGACAATGACAGAAGTGCAGAACTTTATGCTTGTGGTATGTTTTGGATGCACGATAGGCTTCTTGATTGGAACATTTAGCATCATGGTATCAGACGGGATTCATTATCTGAAAAAGAGAATGCGTATGAAGAAAGAGCAGAAAGAACAGAATAACGAATAAATGTTATGGGCGGTATGGAGGATTACTATATCGCCCAATTTTTTTGTTGGAGGGAAATTATTTTGTTGAATTTAGAAATTGATATTGAAACATTTTCATCTGTAAATCTTGCCAAGGCTGGTGTTTACCGTTATGCAGAATCACCGGATTTTGAAGTTCTCTTGTTTGGGTATAGTGTGGACGGAGGAGAAGTAAAAGTAGGCGATCTTGTAAAAGGAGAGAAAATACCAGAAGAAGTAATGAGTGCGCTGGAAGATGAAGCTGTTACGAAATGGGCATTTAATGCTCAGTTTGAACGTATCTGTATTTCTAGAATGTTAGGCTACGAAGCAGGAACATACCTTGTACCGGCGTCCTGGAAATGTTCTATGGTGTGGTCAGCCTATATGGGACTTCCATTATCTTTGGAAGGTGTGGGTGCTGTGCTTGGTTTGGAAAAGCAGAAATTAACAGAAGGGAAAGATTTGATACTAGAGAGGCAATCACAAAGGACCAGATGAGAAAGTTCCTTAAGTTTGTACACGATGATAACGTGTACTGCAAGTATTACGAGGTGTTCTACATCTTGTTCCATACGGGACTTCGAATTTCAGAATTTTGCGGACTTACCATTAAGGATATTGATTTAAAGAACCGCATTATCAATATCGACCATCAGCTTCAGCGAATTGGCAGCATGGAGTATCACATCGAATCCACGAAAACAAATGCCGGTACAAGAAAGCTTCCAATGACGGAGGACGTGTTCCGAATGTTCCGGGCAATTTTGGAAGACAGGCCAACGGATTTTCCGGAGATTATGGTGGATGGTTATGTGGGATTCCTTTTCCGAGATAAGAATGGAATGCCGGAGGTAGCACTTCATTGGGAGCATCGGCTTAAGAATGCGGTGAACCGATACAACAGCATTTTTAGGGTGCAGCTTCCGAAGATTACGCCGCACATTTGCAGGCACACTTACTGCAGCAACCAAGCGAAAGCCGGAATGAATCCCAAAACACTGCAATATCTGATGGGACATTCCGACATTGGAGTGACGATGAACACATATACGCATCTTGGCCTGGATGATGCGAAGAACGAGATGATTCGCATGGAGGAACTGGAGCAGGCGAGAAAAGAAGTGGATAAGGCAGAAGACAAAAAGCCGATGAAACAGAATATGTTCAAAGTAGTTTAAGACAAGCAGCAGACGCTCAGGGGAAACCGTGGGCGTTATTTTTGTGCTTGGGAATTGTAGGATGCTTGGAAAAATAGTATAATTGCTATGAACATTTAATAGATAAAAAGTTGTCTCAATACTAGGTCAGTATATGATACTAGATAAAATGATGAAATAGTTAAGAATGTGAGAAAGGAAAATAGAGTTATGAAAATTAACGCCAAAGACTTATGTTCAATTAAGGATATTCAAGAATTAAAGAGTGTTGATTCAATTAACAATATTCTTAAAGTTATAAATAGTGAAATTACTCCTATGTCTGTTACGGCACAAACATATGAAGAATTGTTTTCAGTAATTGCAGTATTAAAAAAGCAATGGAATAATTTCAATTCTGATGTTTATTTCAAAAATGAGAATGTGAAGATGATTTATTCACTATTGTATGCTCGTCCGGAGGTAAGAAATATAAATATAGGATATTCAGAGGAATTGCTTGAGGATGCGGAAAAAGCGAAAAAATGGTATATAAACTTAGTCAAAAAAATACATCCAGATGCAAATAAGGCATGTCCTGAGGAGGCACAAAAGGCTATGACAGAACTGGAAATTATATACGAAAGAATCCAGAAATGTTTTGCTAACGAAGAGGAAGAATAAATGGAATCTAAAAATAAGAAAGAAGAATTGGAGATACGAAAAGCATCGTCATATGATATCAATTTTCCGGATAATAAATATCTAGAAAACTCAGATAAACAGAGAATCCAAAAGGCTGTTACTGATGGAGGTATTTCAATCGGTAATAAAACTTTTATTTCTGAAAAAGAATTAAATAAATTGCTTGTTACAGATAGAAAAGGGGTTACCAATGCTATGATGAGTACGCCACCTGGCGATTTGAAAAAAGTGGGTGATGTAGAATATATGTCGACTCCACATTTGCAGAAAGAGATTTCTCAAAAACGACAGCAACCAAGAAGTATTACGGAGCAAGAAAAATTAGGATATGCTCAAGATTGTGTTAACGCTTTTTCAAATAATGAAGAATTGAGTAGACAGAGAGCCATAGAAGCAGACTTAATTACAAAACAAAGGGCTCAACTTGGGAAAAAGGTAATTAAAGAGAGAAAGTCAAAAGTGAGTGAATTGTCAGGTAAACCATTAGATGGAATGGCTGAAGTTCATCATAAAGATAGAGTTGCAGATAAACCAGAACGTGCTTTTGATCCTACTAATTTGGCGGTCATTAGAAAAGATGAGCATTCTGAATATCATAATTCAGATTATCCACAGAATGAAAAAGGATACGAACAATTTGAAAAAAAATATAAAAAATAAGGTATATGTGCTTGAACTTTGGGATTCAAAATGCATCCCCCTTACTCAATCAATCGTTAAAAGGTTCAAAAATCGGAGTAGTCTGCACCCCCTTAACTGACTACCAATTAACTACTATCGACTACTACACTAGGCTGTAAATTGCCGCATTTTGCGTGATTTTCAAGAAACTGCACAGAAGTATGTAAGCCAGGAAAGTTCAAAAAAGTCCGCAAAACTGGGCAATCTACGGTATTTCAGGAGGAAAAATATAATGATTAAAATACTTTTTGTTTGCCACGGCAATGTTTAATGGATGTCGTGAAATCCTCGATTTTATTGGATTTCTTTGGGATTAACCAATAATTTACACCTTATTTATACCTTTGGAAGACCGGATCGGAATAGTATAAAAAATAAAGAAATAGATCAAATTAACAGAACTGGTGTTTTTATTTTATAAGGAAAATTGAGTTATCGTATACGTTTAGACAAGACAAATTAAAAAAGAAGATCCTTTTGTCGTAGCAGATAGCACTTCCCTTTAATGACAGATTTTTCTGTTGTTCGCTAACTGATCGTCACCATTCCAATAGTGGGGAATTTCTTATGGCTTGGGGGTTTTCTAGCAAAAATTTCAGTATTGTTAAAATAAAAAATTATATGGAGAGAGAATGTTGCTTATATGAAAAAAATAGATGAGAATTTTTATGGCTATATAAGGGTAGAAGGCGATACTTATACATATAATGTATCAGATAATATAGTCACTTTGCTTCCAGCACAAAGTGATCCCCAAAAAAGAGATGATTCTCTTTATCGCATAAAATCACACAAGACAGATACACCAGAATATTTATTCGGCGAAGATAATAATAGCATGATTGCAATATTGCGTAATGGGAAATTTGTTACAGATCCTATTGGCACTAATGTGGCTATTAGATTTGCAACGCCTATCATTATAAAGGCATGTGGAAATGCTGAAGGATTTTTTAATATGTTGACGGAAGATTGGTGTAAATTTCATGCAATTACGTTTTGTGGTGGAAATATAAATGCATTATATACTCCTGGCATAGCAATCGAGCAACCAGATGTCTCCGAATTATTAAAATATGATGGAGCAAGAACAATAAAAATGCGTCCTTGGAGTGCCTATACTCGGACAACACAATTTCAGATTGAAAATGAAAAAGTAACATTAACTGTTTCAATAGGACAAACCGCAGAAACTAATAATGCAGAAAATAGGGGTGCATATAATCTTGGAAAAGTGTATACCTTTTTTCGTTTTTCCTTTGAAAATGCTCAAGGATTTGAAAAGATGGAAAAATATTACATTATAGCAAGAAAAATTGTTGCGATTTTGACTTCTCAAAATAATATTTGCTTTGAAGAGGTATATCTTAGTCAAAGAAATTCTGAACAAAAGTATTTTAAGACAGGAATATGTAAAATTTTTGATTCTTATGAGAATTATTCTATAAGGCAATGGCATAAAGTGATTCCAATATTTAGTGTTTTTGATTATATTCCCAATTTAATAGATGGAATTGTAAATGGTAAGGTTAATTCATTGCTGGAACTTCTTCCAGAAGATAATAAGATGGTTAACCGAATATCGATTAAAAATGTTCAAGATTTATGTACGGCGTTAGAAGTTTCTTACCAACTAGATGATAAGAGAAAAAGAGAGAAAGATGCACTTATTGAGGAACTAAAAAAGAATATTAAAAATACGATAGCCGAATTTACTAAAGCACATAATGAAATTGATGTAAATAAAGAAACTACAATGAGTAGTGCTTTTCAATATCTGGATTATACATTGAAACAGAAAATACTTACACTATATAATGAAAATAGTGATATAGTGGATGAAATTGTGTCAAAATACTCGTTACCTTCAGTAAATGAGAATAGTATAGCATCTTTTGTAAAATTGCGTAATAATAAGACACATTCTGGTACAGTTGAATGGGGGGAAAGTGCAAAGATATATACACCCTTGTTTGCTATCGTTTATGCTAGTTTTTTTAAATATATTAAATTGCCAGATGAAGTAATTAAATCCACGTTATTACAGATTTTTTAGGTGTGAAACACAAAAAAATATTTAGGCGAAGTGCGGTATTATATAATGCTTTATATATCAAGCCTTTAATGATGCACACCCCTATTCGTAGTCTGCCCCTCCGAGCTGACTACGATTTGACTACTGTATATGGAAGTGCTTTGCATTATTTTGCAAAAAGTGTAGTTGGGGAGAAGAAAAATAGGATGCCCGGAAAAGTCGACAAACCAACGCAAAACTTGGCAATATAGGGCATATCAGAACAGGAGAAATTTATGATTAGAGTTTTATTCATCTGCCACGGCACTCTTTGAAAAACTCCTTAAAAAGTCAGTAAAATCAATACTTGAGAGGCATTTGTGGGGAAGAAATAACCCGAAAATACCCCACTAATTTTTGGCAAGTAGTATAAAGTAAAGAATTATAATTGGGAACGTGACATGATCATGGAAAGCTATGAGATTTTTATTAACTAAGTCTCATGGCTTTTTTATAATAATGTAATCAAGAATAAATGATATTTGATGTTGTTTTATAAGATGATACGAAAAAAATGGGTTTCTAAAGCAAAGGAGAAAATCTAATGATATCGTGAGAAAACACTTGTTTGGGTTCGCACGATATGATATGATGTAAATCACGGAAATTATGAGCATGGAGGAAAAATAATGGCGATTTGTTATGACAAATTATGGAAATTACTGATAGATAAAAAAATGAACCGCACAGAATTGAAGGAAGCGTCAGGAATAAGTTTTAATGTGTTAGCTCGGTTAGGAAAGAATGAGCCAGTTTCATTTGAATCAATAGAAAAAATATGTTTTACATTAAATTGTAAGATAGAAGATGTTGTAGAGATACAAAAAGAAGAACCATTACAAATCGATAGTGATGCGTTTACAACCATAGAACTGTTTGCTGGAGCTGGAGGTTTGGCTTTAGGGATAGAAAAAGCTGGATTTGAACCATTGGGACTAATAGAATTTGATAAAGATGCTGCAGAATCTTTGAAAACCAATAGGCCGAACTGGAGAGTTATTCATGATGATATAGCTAATATATCTTGTTTGGATTTGGAAGATTATTTTGGTATAAAAAAAGGAGAACTGGATTTATTATCGGGAGGGGCACCGTGTCAGGCTTTTTCCTATGCTGGAAAAAGATTAGGACTTGAAGATGCAAGAGGAACACTTTTTTATCACTATGCAACTTTTTTACAGAAATTACAGCCAAAGATGTTTTTATTTGAAAATGTGCGAGGATTGCTGACTCACGATAAGGGAAGAACATATGCAACGATAACAAATATTTTTGAACAGGCGGGATATACCATTCAGAAAAAGGTTTTAAATGCGTGGGATTTTGGTGTGCCGCAGAAAAGAGAGAGATTAATTACTGTTGGAATTAGAAATGATTTAGTGGGAAAAGTTTCATTCTCATTTCCCAAAGAACATAATTATAAGCCTGTTTTGAGAGATATTTTATTGGATTGTCCAGAAGGACCAGGAGTACCATATGGAGAAAATAAAAGAAAAATATTTGAATTAGTTCCACCTGGAGGATATTGGAGAGATATTGATCCGGAGATTGCAAAAGCATATATGAAAAGTTGCTGGGATATGGAAGGCGGAAGAACAGGAATTCTTAGGAGAATGAGTCTGGATGAACCATCATTGACGGTATTGACATCACCATCCCAGAAACAAACAGAAAGATGTCATCCATTGGAAGCAAGACCGTTTACAGTACGTGAGAATGCAAGATGCCAAACATTTCCAGATGAATGGCAGTTTTGTGGAAGTGTTCAATCTCAGTATAAACAGGTTGGCAATGCTGTTCCTGTCAACTTAGCATATGAAATTGGGTTGGAGATACATAAATCATTAGAGGGGGTAAAATAA